ACTGGGCGTGTGACACAATAGGTAAAAAGTTTGAAGTTCAAAGTTGAGAAAGGTTCCAAATGTTTGAAGTGACGAAGGCGTGGATTGATACGCTGCAGTTGAATGTCGAGACTCGGGTGCTGGCCAATCTTGCGCTCATGTTGGCTCAGAGATACGACGAGAAGGGCGAAACGTCGACTGCCGGTGAACTTCGCAAGACTATGAACGAGCTGAGAGCCGCCCTCGACGCTGAACCCGAGCACGATCCGTTAGAGAACCTGCTAAAGCACTAATGCTGTTCCCTGCCGTCTACACCAAACCGCTCAGCGAGGACTTCGTTACTGACGGAGACAAGCTCATTGAACTGGTGCGTTTGGCTTGGCGCTCGCCTGAGAGCCCTGACGGCATTGAACTCGACGAGTGGCAGCAGTGGCTTCTGCGTCACATGCTCGAGCGTTACCCTGAAGACCACCCGACCCTGCCAGGCAGGCTCCGCTTCCGCCAAGTCTGTGTGTCTATCCCTCGCCAGTCAGGCAAGTCGCTCCTGGGCGCAATCCTTGGACTCTACGGACTGCTCATGCACATGCCTAACGGCGGAGCCCAAGTGCTTAGCCTCGCCTCGAGCACCGAACAAGCCATGATTATTTACAGCCGAGTTTTGTTCGTGATCCAGGAGAACCCGGCACTGCGTAAACGCTTCAAGAAGGCAACCGAGCGCCGAGGCATTGTGACCGCTGACGGCCGTGGCCGTTACGACGTGAAGCCTGCTAAAGAAGCAGCGCTCCAAGGTATCCCGATTAGTCTGTGCCTGTTCGACGAGGGTCACTTGGCTAAGCGTGGCATGTATTCGGCTGCCGTGCTGGGCACGTCGTCTCTCTCAGCTGACGGCGCTGTGTTCATGATTACGACCGCAGGCGACGAGTCGAGCGAGACCCTTATCGACCTTTACAAGCAGGGAGAGCGCAGCGCTAACGGCGACCCTGAGCTCGAGCGCTTTGGCTTCTTCAACTGGACGGCTCCCGAAGGCTCTGACGTAAATGACCCTGCCGCCATTCTGGCCAGCAACCCGGCAGTCGAGTGCGGTCGCATTCCCCTGGAGCGCATGCTGTCAGACTTGGCAACCATTCCCGAGCACGAAGCCCGACGCTACCGGCTAAACCAATTCATTGCCGGCGTGACCGAGACGTGGCTACCGGCTACCCTTTTCCACGCTGCGGCCGGGCAGGGAATAACAGAAATCGAAGGCTCAGTCCTTGGCGTCGATGTCACAGCCAAGTGGGAGTATGCGACGATCGCCGCGGCGAACCGCCGCGACGACGTCATCGAGACCGAGCTAGTAGCGACCTTCAACCAGCCTTCCGAGCAGTTGCTCTATAACCAGATCGTGCAGCTCTATCGAGACCACAAAATCAAGGCCATAGCAATCGACGCTAGAGTGGCTCCGAACCTGACTCAGCGCCTGAAACGCAACGGCTTTGTCGTCTGGCAACTTTACGCCAAAGAAGTGGCGGCTGCCTGCTCGCAGGGTTACGCCCTGTTTAGCAACGGCAAACTCGAGCACAACAACGAAGGCATTCTGAACGTGCAAAGTAACCGGGCTGTTTCTAAATACGTTGGCGAGTCCTGGTATCTCAGCCGAGTGTCGTCATATGGCGAAATCGACGCACTCCTGGCAACCCTGTTCGCCGTCTATGTTGCCTCGAGCAAAGAAGAGTCAGTTATCGGCGTGTTCTAATTTGCGTGTTTTGTAAAGGTGGGCTTTACTTAGTAAGTGGCTAACATCTTCCAACGCATACTCGGACAGCGTGAAACACGCACTACTCCGCCGGTGATACCGCCTCGCTCAACGACGCAGGCGAACCCCGAAACCGCACTTACCCTTACAGCCGTAGCTCGTGCCGTTCAGATTTTAGCCACACCAGTTTCGAAAATGTATCTCGAGACCTACCGCTTCGCCGGTGGGATCAGCCAAAAAATCGAGAACCCAATTTTCGTGAACCGTCCGTCGATTGACTTTACTCGCCGAGACTTGCTTTATCAGTTGGTCGTTGACTTGGCCATGTATGGCAACGCCTACCTTCTGAAGCAGTTCGACTCTCAAGGCCGTATCGTTCAGGTGTTCCAGTTGCCAGCCTGGGCGACCACAGTCCGCTATGACGAGACCGGCACACAGATTCTTTTCGACTACAACAACAAGACTTACACCTCTGAAAGCATTGAGCACCTTCGCCTTATGCCACGATCAGGTTACGCTCGAGGCACTTCAATCTTGGAGAGTTGCGCTCCTGACGTTCGTGCAGCCCTCGACCTTCGTGACTATCAAACTAACTGGTTTAGTTCGTCAGGCGTTCCGACCGGTGTAATCAAGTCGAGCCGTGACCTGACCGCAGCTGACGCCGAAGCCATGACCGCAGCCTGGCACACCAAGCAGGCCACACGCCAAATTGCAGTTCTCGCTAACGGCTTTGACTTCCAGCACGTTCAGTTATCGCCACGTGACGCACTAATGACCGAGGTCGCTTCACAGAGCGTTCAGCAGATCGCAAGAATGTTCGGTATCCCTGCCCGACTACTCCTGACCGGTGTTGACGGCTCGAGCGACACCTACACGAACCTACAAGACGAGAACCAGGTCTTTTACAGACACACGCTCATGGCCTACACGGACGTTATCGCCGAGGCATTGAGCAACTGCCTTCCACGTGGCACTCGAGTGGCTTTTGATTACCAGAGCCTCTTTGCTGCCGACATGGAGAGCCGCTTCAACATGTATGCGACTGCCCTCGCTGGTGAGCCATTCATGACCGTGGACGAGGTTAGAGAGAGAGAAAACCTTTGAACCTAGAAACACGTGACTTCGAGCTGCGCCTCGAGGACGCTGAAGAGCGCACCGTTACCGGTCTAGCCGTTCCATACGGCGAAGGCGCTGACATCGGTGGCAAATACATTGAACGCTTTGTGCCTGGAGCCATTGAGAACGTCGACGACGTCAAACTCTTCTGGAACCACGAGCAAATCATTGGCCACGTCATTGAAGGACGTGAGACCGAAGCCGGGTTTGAGATTGTGGGCAAGATTGCTCCAACAAGCCTCGGCAACGACGTCCTCGAGCTAATCCGCTCAGGATCAGTAGACAAGTTTTCAGTCGGCTTTATCCCGGTTGAAGAAAAGCGAGACGGAAACGTAATTACTCGCACCAAGGTAGCGCTCAAAGAAGTAAGTGCCGTAGTCTGGCCTGCTTTTGCTGGCGCTGCCATTACCCAAGTCCGAGACGAGCAGGCTGAGCCTGAAGTCGAAGAAACCCCTACCCCCGAAAGTGAGTCTTCTTTGTCTGAAAACATCGAACTCGACGTTCGCTCAATCCAGGACGAGGTAGCCGAGCTACGTCGCACCGTTGAGGCTAACGTTGCTCCAACCGCTCCAACCGCTCCAGCATTCACCCGTTTCAAGAGCCAGGGCGAATACGTCAAGGCCGCCGTTTCTGGTGACTCTGACGCAGTTGAACTATTCCGTGCCGCTTCGACCTCGGCAGACGCCGCAATCGTTGCACCATGGTTCGGATACATCAACGGCCTGATCGCTAACAACCGCCCTTCGCTATCGTCATTCAGCCGTGCGCCACTACCGGCAACCGGTCTAACCGTCGAATACGCACAGATCGACTCGAACACTCTTGCAGTGGGCGTTCAGGACCCTGAAGGTGAAGAACTATCCTTCGGTAACCTAACCTTCGAGACCATCTCTGTTCCAGTGGCCACCTACGGCGGCTACTCGTCATTCACTAAGCAATACATCGAAAGATCTCAGGTAAACACGCTCGACCAGGTGTTCCAGGGTCTATCACTTGCTTACGCTGGTGCAACCAACGCCAAGGTCGTTGCAACTCTTGCAGCTCTTGACTTCAACGGCAAGACCTTCGACGCAGACGGCGGAACCGCAGCCTCATTGGCCACCGGTATCGCTAACGGCTCGGCGTACATCTTCGCCCAGACCGGTCTACGCCCAGAGTTCATCTTGGCTTCGACCAGCGCATACGTGAACATCGTTTCAGTTGCAGGTGCGGACGCTCGTCCAATCTTGTCAACCAACGGCGATGGCTCGAACACCATTGGTTCGGCTGCAATCCCTGGCCTATCCGGCTCGGTATTCGGTCTGCCAATCGTTGTCGACCCTTCACTTGCTTCAGGTGTTTGCTACTTGGCTAACAGCCAGGCTCTAATCATCA